GGCTCACGGCCGATCATCGGACGGCGGCCCGAACTGGCCGTAGATTTCCTCGCGGATGCGCCGGTGCAGTTCCGCGCGGTCGACGGCGGCGATCCCCGGATTGCCGGCCGCCCGGGCGGCATCAGCGACCGCGTCGACGGCCTTGACCGCCTTGGCGGCGGCGTCCTGCATCAGCTTCGCCTTATGGTCGGCGGAGGTTTTGAGGGCGCCGACGGTGGCCTGGAAGGCGCGGGCCAGTTCCATCGTGCCCCGTGAGCCGAGCTCGTCGCCGTCGAGCAACTCGTCGATGGCGGTCTTGAGGAACTCCCCCAGGACGAGGTCGGTCTGCGCGACCGATTCCGGGGTCAGTTTTTCGGCGAGACCCGCATAGATCGCCTGGCGTTCGGCAAGGCGGCGGGCGCGCGCGGCCATCTTCATCGACTGCCGGTTGAACGCCGACCGCGAGATCGGGCCGAGCCCCTTGACCGCCAGCCGGTCGTTCAGCTCGAACAGGATGTCGGCCTGCGTGCGCTGCCGTTCGTTCAGCCGCGCCAGCGCCCACAGGATGTCGTCCTGCGCCTCCTCGGGCAGCAGGTCGAGCGAGGAGAGCCGGCCGCGCCCGTCGGCCATGTCAGACCTCCGGCGAGGGCCGCTTGACCCCTTCCAGCACCGAGCGGCGCTCGACATGGTCGAGGCCGGCGCGGGTCAGGGTGGCGATCAGCAACCCGTCCTTCGGTTCGGTCAGGATCACGGCGCCGATCTCGGCGAGCTTGCGCAATTGCGTGTTCAGCCAGTCGCGGCCGCGCTTGATGCCCCAGGGCTCCAGCGCCGCGATCAGCAGCGACGAATTCAGCCGGTGATCGGTCTCCTCGGCCAGCGTGCGCAGGATGACGAGCCGGCCTTCCTCGGCGATCCTGTCTGCAAGCGAGGTCATTTGCGGCCTCCGTTGAGCAGGTAGTCCTCGATACGGGCGACCGACATCTGCATCGGCGACATCGAGGCCTTCAGCGAGGCGATCTCGCCCTTCACGTCGCGCAATTCGAGGCCCATCTCGTGCACGTCGTCGCGGGCAGGCAGATGCGATATCCGCTGCGTCAGCCCGACCAGTTCGAGCCGCAGGTCCTGCACCTCGTCGCGTGAGGGAAACGCCTTCACGGCCGTCTCGATATGGTCGAGGCGGTCCTCGATGCCGGTCAGACGGTCCTTCGCCTTCTCGAAATTGGCGAGCGTCGGGAACTGGCTTTTCATCCAGAGCAGCACGACGCCGGCGGCGACCATCGTCAGCGGCCACAGGACGGGCCACCATTCCCTGATCCATTGCATGGTGATGAAACTCGGATGCTCGGGGTTCACGTCGCCTCCCCACGGCAGCGCCTGGCGGCGCGGATCAGCAGGTCGTAGTCGGCGGCAAAATCGATCAGCGGCGAGCCGGGCGGCAGCGCCCGCAGCGCCGCCAGCACGGCGTCGAGTTCGGCCCGCGTGTAGCCTTTCGGCACCGGACAGCGGGCCGGCGACACGGTCGGCGGCGGCGCGGCGACAACCGGCCTATCGGCCGAAGGTGCCGTCGCGCAGCCGGCCAAGCACAGGATGATCGCCGCGATCGTCAGGCCCTGGAGCGCGCCCGTCGCCAGTGCCCGGATGAACAGGACCCGGCTGGGCAGGACCCGGTCGCGCGCGCTGGACGTCTTCGAGATTGGCACGGACCACCTCCATGTCGGATCGCAGCTGGGCGTTTTCGGCGCGCAACGCCTCGGCATCGAGCCGCAGGCGCAGGTTCTCCTCGCGCTGCGCTCCGATCTCGCGGCGCAGGACCTCCAGCTCGGCCGCCGCGCCGCCGGCGACGGCGAGCCGCAAGGCTGCCCAGATCGCCTGCAGCGCGGCGAACAGGCCGGTCACGAAATCGTCTTCGTGGCGCGGAAGCGGCCCCAGATCGCGAGCGCCGATCCGATCACGGTGCCGGCGGCGGTGACGAGGGCGACGGCCTCCGAGGCGATGACGCGCTGCGTCTCGGCGTCGACAGTGATGCCGAAGAAGCCGCCGAGAATGGACGCGGCGGAAATGATGCCGCCCCAGATGCCCATGGAGGCGTACCAGGGCTTGCTGTCGGACGGGGTGGCGGAGGTCGGTTCGGGGGTCGTCATGGCAGGTCCTCTTGTTGAACGTCAGGCCGCCTTGCGGGCCGCCTTGACGCGGGTCTCGATCATCCGGCGGGTCTTCGGGCCGACGACGCCGTCGACGGTCAGATCGTTGGCGGCCTGGAAGGTGCGCAGGAAGGTGTCGGTCGCGAGCCCGAACACGCCGTCGACCACAAGTCCGGCGCCGAGCGCGTTGAGCTGCGTCTGCAGGGCGCGGACATCGTCGCCGCGACGGCCGGGCGCCAGCGTCGCGGCCGCCTGCGCGGCGGTGCGGGGCGGCACGACCGGGGCCGGCCGGTCGAGCGCCGGATTGGTCCGGCCATAGACGGCGAGCGGCAATTCGAAATGCGGGATGTCGTGGAAGCTCTGGTCGTTCGTCTTGCCGTCGCTGTCCCAGTCGCCGCCCCAGCGCAGGATGGCGTCGAGCTCGTCGGCGGCGCGGAACATGGCGGCGCGGATGCGGTACATCAGCGGCTCGGCCCAGGACACCTTGCCGGGCCCGAGAAGCGCGGCAAGGTCGACCGCGTGGCCGGTCAGATGACGGGAATCGAGCGTGCGGGACAGGCCCTGCGCGACGAGGCGGCGCTGCGTCGCCAGCGTGCGCAGGGCGTCGGTGACGCGGAACGGCACGTCGCTGTACTCGGCGGCGCGCTCGACCACGGCCTTCAAAAGCGGGTGAATGCCGGCCTCGAGCCGTTTCACCGAGAGGGATTCGAGTTTGGACACAGGTTTTCTCCGGGATGGGGCACCCCGGGGAAGCGCGGCGGGCCCTGACTGGCCCTTGCAGACGGATCGCGGTCCCGCCGCTTCCCTTCCCGGGGAAACGGTGCCACCATCGCGGCGCGATCCCGATAATCCGACCCGGACAGATGTCCGGGTGTCACCTCTCCCCGTCGGGGAGAGGTCGCGCCGCAGGCGCGGGTGAGGGGCCGTTAACCGCACCCGACGGCGGCTCTTGCTGCCGCAAGCGCGAATGCGCGCCCGCGCTGATGCGCGGTCCTCAAGACTACAACAGCTTCCCCTGCCGGCTGTCGCCGCGCCGCGCCGCCCGGCGGCGCCGCACGGTGCGCCCCGCAATACCCAGTGCCGTCGCGATCTCGCGTTCGGAGCAGCCTTCGGCTTCCATCTCGCCGATCCGGCGGCGCACTTGCGCCAGCGTGCCGACGGGGCCGAGCGGGATCTCGGTCTGCGTGCCGGCGCCGCCGAATTCGCGGCAGATCAGGTCGGCCGCCGGCCGGCCGACGGCCGCCACCAGCCAGTGACCGTCGGCGGCCCTCGCGGGCAGATAGACGCGGGTGCCGCCGCGCGCGGCCGCCAGTTGCAGGGCGGCCGTCTCGCCGGCGAGCGCGGCGATATCGGCCAGGATGCCGGGTAGCGCCGGCCGGCGGCGGGCCTTGCGGGCGGTCATGGCCGGCCCCCGTGAAGGGGCCGGAGACACCGGATAGAAGTCAGGGCACCGCGCGGATAACCTCTGTCATGGCCGCTTTTCAAACCTGCCCGGCCGGCTCTCAGAGGGATTTCGGAATGTCGCGTTTCAGACCTTACGTCGACGAGGCTTGTGGTCGTCTGGGTCTTGTGAGGCCAGAAATGGCCGAATGGATCGACGCTGCTATCGAAAAATACGGCGTCGAGGCGCCGCGATTCATCCGAACAATGGGTACGCCTCTCTCCGCCGACGAGCGCAAGGCGCTGAAGCTCGGCAACCTGAAAATGTCTCGTGAAGCCTGGTCCGCGCTGACGGACCTCGGGCGCCAGGAGCCGGCCCAGAGTTACGAACTCACGATCCAGCGCGCCATGTTCGCCGCGACGCGCGGATCGGAACTGGACGCGTTGCTGCAGGACCCCAACGTCGCGGATATCGAGGTCCGTGCCTGGGATGGATGTAGTGCCATGGCTACGTTCAGAGCCGACACACCGGTCATTCCGAAAGCTGCGGCTCCATGGCTGCCGCTGCCTGGATGTGAGCGGGCCGTTTGCCGATGCCAGTACGCGCGACACTACAAGACAAGCACTTTCGAGATGGATGACATGGTCGACGCGATTTCGCCCGAGCCTGTTGCGATCGCCGACAAGTCGACGCGCCGACAGCGTGGTCTGGCGGAAACAGTCGCCCGACTGATCTGGCATGGATTTGCCGTCTACGGCGCAATTGCTCTCGTGTATTTTCTGCTTGCAAGCCGGTAGGGCGAAACTGCCACGGCTGTTCATGACCTGACCCTGTCGAACTTGCCGGACTCCTGGCCGAAGGAATCCCAGCCGAGGCGGGTCTCCCGAGAGAAGATGTCAGCCCGCCTCAAGTGCGCCGGCGCGTGCCGGTCGACGAGGTCATAGAATGCCTGAGGCTTGCGAGAGTGCTCGCGCGCCACGCCATCGAAGACAGACGGAAACGGCATCATCCGAGCCGGCGAGCCGAGGGCGCCGATCAGCACGAGCTCGTGCATCGTGCGCGCGACATAGCCGGTTCCCATCCGGATCGCGCCCGATGGCGTAACCTTTCGCCAGACGAGATGCGACTTGTAGCGGAATCCCCAAAACTGCAGACAGTCGAGGGCGGCGGGCAGCAAGGGCGCCGTCGCCCACAGGAACAGCGTTCCGTGGTTCCTGATCAGATCACCGACCGGCAGGGCGCGGATGGCGTCAAGCGGCATGCACTCGTAGTGAGCCTGCGCGCTCTTCTGCTGCCCGGCCGGACCGAGGGTCTCGAACGTCCAGGGCGGATCGACGACCAGCAGATCGTATCCGAATTGCGCCAGCGGATCGAACGGCCAGGCCATGCCCGCAATCATGGCCACCGCCCGAAATGTCTTTTCCTGCGCCGGCGCGGCATGCGCTGCACTGGTGCGATCTCGTCCTCCGTCGCCGCCTCGATGAGGCCGGGGCGCCGCTGGCTGCGGTTCAGCACGGTGACGACCGCGTCGCCCTGCAGGACGAGTTTGCCGCCGGCCACCACCACGATGCCGGCGCCGAAGGCCTGGCCGATGGCGGCGCTCGCGGCCATGCGGCGGCGCAGGCCCTCGATGTCGTAGCCCTCGACCCGCTGCAGCCAGCGCACGACGGCATGGTCGGTGACGGTGACGGGCGGCAGGGCCGCGGGCGAACGCGGAAACCACGGGCCGGGCGCCTTGCGGGAACCTTTCACAGCCGCATCCCCTTCGCGTGGCGCAGCGCGACACCGCCCGCATGCAGGTGGTCGAAGCCCAAAGCGCCGGTCTCGACGGCGCGCTCGATGCGGTCGGCCTCCTTCAGGTCGTTGACGCCGCGCAGCCGGGCGGCGAGCGCCCGGGCGACCGCCGCCTGCCTCGCCTTGCCGTCGGTGCCTTTCGGCCAGACCACACCCGCCTCGCGGCCGATCCAGCTCTTCAGCGCCTCGACCACGCGGGCGCCGTCTTTCGGGTCGCGCAGCCAGCGCCCCTCGTCGAGGCCGGTCTGCCGCCGGATGAAGGCGCACATGGCCCTGTCGGTGCGGTCCTCGATCACCGCCAGTTGCCAGCCCGATATCCACAGCGCCCGGGCGATCTTGCCGAAGGTGGACGTGCCGAGATCGACGGCGCCGCGCGCCTTTGCCGGACGCGGGGCTCCGGCAGCACCTGCCGCCGGCACGCGCGGTCCTTCTCCCCGAATAACCGTCAGGACCGCACGGCCCTGATCTTCGGACAGGTCTTTGGCGCTGCGGACACCGGCGATGCGCTCCATCAGGTCGCGGCGGGTGTCCTCGTCCATCCTGGCGGTGCGGGCACTCGCATGGATGGCCTTGAGGGTGGCGGCCGAAATCGGGGTGGGAGCCGGCTTCATGGCCGCCTCCCGAGATCGGCCACCAGCCGCTCGGCGCGCAGCCGCGACAATCGCAGGCGGATCATCCGGCGCAGTTTGCGGGCCGGCAGGTGTTCGAGGCCGGAAAGCACATCGATGACGTCGTCGAGCGATCGGGAAAGGCGGTCGGACGCCGGCAGGCCGGCTTGCGCAGCCTGCGCAACCGGGGTCCTTGCCGGCGGCCGACCGCAGGCGGGAGCCACCGGCGGGAGGAAGGCGCCGGCCGACTCCGGAGAGGCGTCGAACAGATCGCGCTCGGGCGGCGCAGCGGAAATTTTCGCGACCTCAGGCGAGGTCCCAGAAATTTCATCGCGCTCCGGCGGCTGCGACAATTCGAGAAAGCGGTTCATCGCACCGGCCCTCCGGCCTTGGCACTGCGTTCTTTCTCCGCGAGCCGCAGGCACATGTCGGCCAGCGTCGGCCCGCGTTCGAGGACGGCGTGACGCGCCTCGGCCGGCAGCGCCAGAAAGGCCCTGATCTCGTCCTCGTTGGCCGACAGCCAGCGCAGCGTCTTCAGCACGCCGTCCATGGATTCGATCAGGAAATCGACTTCCGATTGCCGGTACGTGCCGCGCTTCACCAGACCCGGATAGACCTTGCGGCGCTGGCCGAGCTCGCGCATCACCTCGCCGATCTGGCGCGACAGCGGGACGGGGGCGGTCATGTCGCCGTGCCTTTCAGCAACGCTGCCACCGTGTCGCGCTCGAGCCCTGTTTCGGCGGCGATCTCGGCAAGGCTGTTGCCGGCGGCCTTCAGGCCGCGCACGAGACGGGCCGCCGCCGGTGCAATGGCGAGCGTATCGGGCGCGGATGCCGGCACGAGCCGCGCCACCGGCAACCGGCCGGCCGGCTGCGCGTCCTTCGCGCGCAGCTTTTCCCGCAGGTCCTGAACCTCGCCGATCAGTTGCGCGGCCTCTCCGGTCAGGCTGGCGATCGCCTCGTCGCGGGTGGCGATGCCGGCTGTCGCCCGGTCGAGCGCCTCGCGCATCTGCGTCAGGACGCGGCGAACGCCGTCGACACGCGGCTCGCCGCCCCTGAACCCGAATTCCTCGCCGATGGCCTGGAGCGTCTCCTGCGTCGCGGCTTCCAGTTTGCGCCACTGGTTTCGCTCGTCGGTGAGTTCCTCGATCTGCCGGCGCAGCGCAATCTCCGTCGCCTCGCTGTCGGCAAGGCTGGCGGTGACGATGTCCAGCGCGCGGGCCGGGTCGGCGGTGCCGGCGCGGGCGACCGCCCGGTTCAGGTCCGCATCGCCCGTGAAGTGGCCGACGCGGGCCGCGTAGGCGGCGTCGAACAGGTCCTGGACGAAGCCGGCGAGCTTGCGGCCCGCCGCCTTCGCCTCCTTCATGCAGCGCTCGGCGACTTTCGGCGCCAGCGTCACGGGAACGGTGCGGCCCTCGGGTTCCATCGGACCCTCACGCGGCCGCGAGGTCGATGGTCACCGCCTGCCACGGCGCTTCGGGCGCCGGCCGGCGATAGAACCGGATGTAGGAGACGGTGCCGACAATGCGGATCGCGTCGGCGATTGCCGCCATCGCCTGGCGCCAGCGGTGATCGTCGATATCGACGCGGCGCAGCTGGAACAGCGCATTGCGGTCGATCTGGCCTTCCTTGCCGACATCGAAGGCCCGGGTGACGATGGCCCGGATCGCCGCATGGCTCTCCGCGCCCCACTCGGTCAGGCACTCGTCGATCAGGCTTTTCGCGACCTGCAATTCGGCGCCGAAGGTCAGGCGGTCGGCGATCTGCACCTGCACCTTGAGCATGCCGTCATAGCTGGTGAAGGTGACGTTGCCCTTCGCCCCGCCGGCCTTGCCGCCATATTGCTCCTCCAGCAGCGACTGGAAGGCGGCGAGATCGTCGAATGTATGGGCCTTGAACCGGCCGATCTGCGCCGACAGATCGTCGGCGAAGGCCATCACCTTGCGCACCATCTGGTCTTCCAGCGCGTGCTGCGGCTTCACCAGTTCGGCCGGCACCAGCGCGCCGCGCGCATCGCGCATGTAGCGCTTGCCGGCGATCTCGATCTGGCCGGCGGGCAGGTTCTCTACACGCACATCACTCATGGCAGGGTCTCCTCGGGGTCGGTGGCGAACAGGTCGGTGCGCATCAGCGCGTCGTGCAGCAGGTTGCCGGCCGCCTCGGTCACGAGGCGCGCGGTCGCGGGATCGGTCGTCCGCAACAGGTCGATGCGGGCGACCGCATGGCGGGCGGTGCTGGGGTCGCAGCGCAGGGCGGCGGCGATGCTGTTGACCGAGAAGCGGGTGCATCGCGACGCCAGGAACGTCGCGATCTGACGTTCGCGGGCGTGGCGGGCATAGCGCGCGTTGCGGACCATGCGCGGCTCGGCGCCGGTCAGCCGGCAGACCTCGCGGACGCAGTCGAGGACGCCGATCCGCAGGGTCGCGGCGTCCATGGCGCCGATGGCGGCAAGCGGATCGGTCATGCCGCGTCTCCGCCATCGGGTGCGAGGACGGAAGGCCGGCGGCGCCGGAACGGCAGCACGGCGGCCGGCGGGCCGCCGGTCTGCGCGAAGGCCAGAATATCGGCGGCGAGCCGGTCGGCCGCCGTCTCCGCGTCGAACGGGGCGACGGCCGTTCCGGCCGCCGCCTCCGCTTGCGCGCGCTGCTCCAGCACGATCATGGAGGCAGCGCATTCGCTGAGCGACTCGCCGATGATGGCGGCGAGTTCGGCGCTGATCTCGACCTTGCCGTCGGCCCGTCCGCACGCCACGAACAGGGCGGCCAGCGAACCGATCACCTCGGAAAGCGGCAGGGTTGCCTCGCTCATGACGCGCCTCCCGCCAGATGCGACAGCCGCCGCTGCAGCCGCCGCGCCGCGTCCGCCGCATCGCGGGCCAGCCGCTCCAGCGCGACGGCCACTTTGTCGAGCCCCGGCGCCGGGCCGGGAATCGCCTCGATCGCCGCCGCCGTTGCCGCCAGATGGCCTTCGGCCACCCGGCGGGCGCAGCGTTCGGCATGCAGCAGCGCGCCGGCCGCCCGGCATTCCGGGCACCACGACCAGCGTTCGGCCGGCACGTCATAGAAGGCGAAGCAGGTGCCATCGTCGCCGCGCTCGCGGCAGCAGGCGCGGCAGATATCGGCGCAGGCAGCCGACAGAGCATCGAGATCGGGTTTGAGGGCCGGCGCGCTCATGACGACGCCTCCGGTGCGGGATGGGTCGCCACCGCTTCGGCGGTGCCGGCCTGCTCGTGCGTCTGCCGGCGGTGTCTGAGGACGACGCGGACATATTCCGTCACTTCCGCGTCCGACATGCCGAACTGGATCAGGGTATCCGCCGCCAGCGTGGCCGCTTCCGACATCAGGATCGCGACGCCCCGGCTGTCGAGGTCCGGATCGCTGTCGATCCGGTCGGCCGCGAGATCGCGCTGCACCTGAAACGCCGTCGCCAGGTTCTGCTGGAACCGCGCTTCCGCCGGTGTCAACGCCGACCGGTCGAGGTAGTGAACGCGCCTCATGACAGGCCCCCGCCGCACCGGTTGACATAGGCCGCCAGCACGTCGTCGGCATGGATCGGCCGGCCGTGGCCGGCCGCCATCAGGGCCGCCATCTTCAGCGTGCCGGTGATCTGGCCGAGCGCGCCCGGCTTCTCGCCGATCTGGCGCAGCAGCTTGACGATCGCCGGATCGGTCAGGCCCCAGGCGGCGACAAAAGCGTCGATATCCGCGCGCTTCGGCTTCAGTTGGGTCAGCCGGAATCCGATGCGGCGCTGCGCCTGCCCATAGCCCTCGCGCGGTTCGGTGCCGCCGAACCGCGTGTTGACATCGAGATTGCCCAAGAAGGCGAGACCCGTTCCGTATTCGTCCGACAGGAACCTGAGTTCATCCACCGCGCGCGGCGACAGGTTCTGCGCCTCGTCGATGATCAGCAGCGTCTTGCGGCCGTTCGACTTCATCCTGGCACCGATCGCCGAGGCGAGGCGTGCGGGGTTGCGTTCTTCTACACCGATCTGCGTGGCGATTTCGGCCATCGCCTGATGCGCCGACCCGGTCGTCGGCCGCATCACCACCCGATGGCAGAAGGTCTTGGTGGCGACGAAATGCTTCGCGCATGTCGTCTTGCCCATGCCGGGCCCGAGGATGATCAGCGCGATGGAGCCGAGCTGCTGGGCGAAGGTCAGCCCGGTCAGGACCTGCATGGCGACCGGTGTCGCCACGAAGTCCGGCTCTGCCAGCTGCGCCCGCGCGAATTCGGTCTGCTCCTCGTGCGCCTGGATGAAGGCCCGCACACGGGCGGTGATATTCGGGTAGTTGCCCTGGTACTTGCCGTCGTACCAGGGCGACAGCGTGCCGACCGGGATATTGGCCCGGCGCGCGACTTCCGAGCGCGACAGCGACAGATGGCCGGCGATCTCGCGCAGCCGGGCGGTCGTGTCGCGCCATTCGTCGCACGCCGCATCGACCAGGTGACGCGGTTCGCCGGCGGGCATCGGCCACGGGCCGCCGGCGTCGCCCGGATCGGGCGCCGGTTGCGGTGCGACGTGGAGTTCTGCGATAGTCGTCATGTGTTGTCTCCGTTGCGGGAAGAGGCACTGGTAGAGGCGGCGGGGATGGGGCGACGGGGTGGGGCTCAATCCTCCCGTCAGGGTCCCTCCTCGCCGTTTCGTCTGAAGGGCAGGACCGCGCCCGCTTCGAGCGCGGCGACCCCCTTCGCGAAAGCGTCGAGACCGTGATCGGCGGCATCGGTGCGGACTGGCCGGCCGTTGGCGACAAGGCGGGTGACTTTCGGCGCCGGCGGCTCCGGTGCGCTCGCCGCCGGCAGCAGCCGGGCGGCCTCTTCGGTCGTCAGGCGCCGTTCGAGTTCCAGCGTCCTGCGCGTCGACGCCTGGAACTGGCGCCGCAGCCGGGCATGGCTCTGCGCGTCCTCGCGGCTGTCGAACCCGACATCCTCGATACAGGGTGCAAGGCAGATCAGCCGGTCTTCCAGGTCATAGACCGCGATGTCGGCCTTCAGGTCGTCCGGATCGAAGCGCAGGAACACCGGCTTGCCCGCGTGATCGCCGAGCCGTTCGGTCCAGTACCGGTTGCCCGCGAACGCGATCATGCCGGACGTGCGATGCGTGGTGACGCGCTCGGAGGCGAGCAGCAGCAACCGCTTCTGCGCGTCGCTCGCCTGCCGGACGATGGCGCCGGCGGCGATCTTGTCTGCCCAGACCTGCGCGAAGGAGCGGCCGTTCATGCCGAGGCCGCGTCGGCCCGGCCGCGTATTGTGGCGGGCGATCTCGTTGTCGACGAGCCGCTTCAGGTCGTCGAACGCCACCGCCCGTGTGCCATAGTCGGCGGGCTTGGCCGTCGGGTTCGAGCCGGTATAGGCGCCCTGGCAGGCGGGGTGCCGCGACACTTCCTCGACCAGATCGCGCCACGCCCGTTCGATCGGCTTCGACTGGCCCGAATAGGGCGATGTCCAGTGGATCGCGACGCCGAGCGTCGTCAGCAGCCCTTGCGGATCGTCGGCGCGGACCTTGAACCGGTAGCGGTTGGCGGTGCCGCCGGTGATATCCTTCGCCGCGAAAGCGCGGCCGTTGTCCATATAGATCGCGCCGGGCACGCCATGGCTGCGGATGACGGCCGCGATGGCCATGCGCACCGCCCAGGCGGTCTCTTCCGGCCCCAGCCACCAGCCGACCATGAGGCCGGTGCCGAGGTCCTGGACGCCGATGAGCGTCGGCCGGCCGAGCGTCCCGTCGGCATAGCGGACCATCACGTCGACGCGGTGACCGTCGATATTGACGGCATCGAGCGGCCCGAAATGGTCGCGGGTCCGCCGTTGCGCCGGGTACGCGGCCTTCAGCGCGTCGCCACCCTCGCGGCCGAGCAGCATGGCGGCACGCGAGACTTCCTTTTGCAGCCGCCGCAGCAGCGTGCGGGCCGACGGGATCGTCCAGCCATGCTTACCGGCGGCATCCTGCAGGCGGCGGAAGCTCGCGGCGAAAGCGGGCTCGCCGTTGCGGATATAGTCGGTGCGGATGTAGTCCCACGCCTCCGGCGAGCACGCCGCCGTCGCGGTGCGGCCCTCGCGACGGGGGCTGAGCGCCGGCAGCCAGTCGGCCCGTGCGAGGCCGTCGGTCAGCGCCAGCCAGGCATAGAGCGTGCGGGCCGAGACACCGGCATGCCGGGCGATCTGCGCCACCGCCAGATTGCGCGTCGACGTGACGGTCAGCCGCTCGACCCGCTCGACGATGTCGAGACGGCGGCGCGCCTCGTCCCGAAGGCCCTTCGGCAGCCGTTCGAAGGCCGTCCAGAGGCCGTTCGCGCGCGGGCAGGGCGCGGCGGGCGCCGCCCCGGCCATGACATGCTTTTCCTGTGCCGGCAGCGGCAGCAGCGAGACATGGTATTCGTAGCCGCCGCCGCGGCCGAAGCGCGGGCGGGCCCGCTTCAGGTCGGCCTTCCAGCCCTGGTCGGCGATGAACACCAGCAGGCCGGTCATCGAATCGGGCAGCGAGGGAGATCGCAGGGCCAGAATGTCGGCCGGCGTCAGCCAGTCGCGCAGCCTGTCGTCGGGCGCGGGCGCATCCGGGCGCGGGTCCATCGGGCCGGGATCGGTCATGACCGGCCTGCCGATGTCTGGTGGCCCCGGCGGACGGTGACCGGCTCGCGTTGCAGTTCGGCCTTCAGTTCGCGCAGCCGGGCGGCGATCCGGGCCTGTTCCTGTTCGAGCAGGCCGGTCTGCGCCAGCAGCGCCTCGCGCTCCTGCAGGACGACGAGGCCGTCGTCGCGCAGCAATTCGTCCCACAGCCAGACCGCGCCGGTCGCCCGCACGAAGGCGACGAACCGCGCGATGCCGATGTCATGTTCGGGCTTCGAGGCGGCCGTATACGCATAAAGCATGTCGGCGGTCATCTCGCGGCCGGTCAGCTCGGTGATCCGGGCCGCCACCACCGGTGCCGAATCCAGGCACTCCTTCAGCGCCCGCGACAGGGCGGTCTTGACCCGCAGCGACAGGTCGAGCGCGCGCGGCGTGTCCAGCCGCGTGCGCACCGGGAACAGCTCGGCATAGGCGAACAGGTCGCCCTGACCGGCTGTCCGGACCTGTGTCGCGAGTTTGCCGCGTGCCATGGTCGCCTCGATCAGGACTTGCGGCGGGCGGTGACGGCGTCTTCGGCACCGGCCTCGTCCGAGAGCCCGATGGCGTCGAGGAACTTGCGCCGGGTCTTGCGGCCCGACCGGCTCCACAGATCGAGCAGCCGGCGGAAATCGGCCTCGTCGTCGGGGACCTTTTCGGGCGCCGCGCCGATCGCTTTCAGGGCGGCCGACACGCTCGGCAGGTCGTGCGCCGCGATGGCTTCGGCGGCCGCCAGGCGCGTCGCATCGGATTCGATGCGCATCAGCGCCTGCAATTGCGACTGGTTGTCCGACAGCCGCGTGCCGCGCAGCAGGGCGACGATCTGTGGGCCGAGGCCTTTCATCAGTTCGGTCGCGCGCTGGCTGGTGCGCTCCGAAATTCCGGTTCGGTTGGCCACTTCAATCGTGAAACGATGAAAGATCGCCAAGTTGGCAATCTTTTCTTTGCCATTGTTTTTCTTTGGTTTTTTCGCCTTGCCATTCGCCGTTTCGGGATACTTCGCTTCCCAGAGTTGCTTGCGCTGGAACAGGAACACGGCCCGGTCGAGCGCCGACAACTCGTTGCGGATCAGGTTAGCGTCGATGGCGAGGATGTCCGCGTCGACCACGTCGATTGGGCGTATCTCTGCGACAATGCTGTCTCGTCCGAGCAGCCGCATCGCCTCGACCCGGTGACCGCCGTCGATCAGCACATAGCGGTCGTCGCCGAGCGACCTGATCTGGATCGCCTGGATTTGACCTCGCTCCTCGAATGACGCCGCGATGACTGAGGCCCACGCGGGGTCGACAGCGCGGGCATTGGTGCGGATGTCGATGGCATCGAGCGGGACGATCTCGATCTGCGGCAGGGCATGGTCGGACACGGGCGCGGTCTCCGGTCGGGGTCAGGATTGCGGGGTGCGAGGCGCGGCGGTCGAAGCTGCTGCGGCCGACGCACCGGCCAGGAGCAGCGCCTGCAACGAGTGAAATCCGAAGCCCGAGATCATGGCGTCGCCACCCACATCGCGACGAACACCGCGGCGAGCACGGCGAGCTTCGCCGCTTCCGACAGCACGAAGCGGGTCATGGCAGCACCGCCCGGGCCGCCAGCACGCCGGCCAGCAGGCCGAAGGCGAAGGCGGTGAGCGTGAAAACCGGCACCTGCGCGGCCGGGACGGTCGGCTCCGGGCGTTGGCCGGAGCGGGGGACGCGGGACATGGCTGCTCCTCTGTGTCTACGCGGTTGCAAGCTTTCGACTTCCCGCAACCGGGTCGGTCGTGGCAGTGTCGGGTGTCGGAGATGGGCAGGCCGCATAGCGGTCCGGCCACAGATCGGACGGAGAGACCCCCAGAAAGGCGGCAATCGCCGCCTCGCCGGCCGGCATGCGGCGCGACAGCGCCTGGCGCACGGTTGAGCCGTCGAGGCCGGCCGTTGCCGCAATGCCGGTCAGCGTGCCGCCCCTGCGGTGAATCTCCGCCTTGATCGCGTGCCGGTCGCGAAAGCGACGCCTGCTCATTCGTCGGCTCCGGAACCCGGCCCTGCCAGGCCGGGTTTTTCGGGGGGGTGCAAATCACGTTCGGGACTAACTTACCCAGAAAATTGGAAAACAGTCAACCGTTACCCGACTTTTTGTGAATGGCTGCGCGAGGAAACAGGAAAGCGCCAGAGAACGCCGAAATGGCAGCGCTTTGGCACCGTTTAGAGGAGCTTCGCGGTGGCGAGGGACAGGATTCGTTCGCGCGTCGCGCCGGAGTCGGCAAGGGAACGATTGACAATATTCTGAACGGCCAGCCTCCCAGCATGGCCACTTTGATCAAAATTTCGGGTAATTTGGGTGTGCCGTTGATCTATCTGCTCGGCGGCGACAGTTCGCAACTGTCGACGGTGACAGCAGCCGGCGATGTCATCCCGATCCGTCGGCTGGCGTTCCGGGCCGGTGCCGGCACCGGGTCGCTGATCCTCGACGATGAGGCCGGCACCGTGGACTGGCCGTCCGGCCTGCTGGCTTCGGCCGGCATTGCCCCGGACAAGGCCCGCCACATGGTCGTGCGCGGCGATTCGATGACGCCGACCATCGGCGACGGCGACGAGCTGATCGTCAACACGGGCGAGCGGCAGGCGGTCGATGGCCGCATTTACGTCCTGACGATCGGCGACGAGGCCTTCGTCAAGCGGCTGCGCCGGGCACCGGGCCGGCTCGAACTGATCTCCGACAACCCGCTCTTCGCGCCGGTGCCGGTCGACCCGGACGCCGTCGTGCGCATCGTCGGCCGCGTCCGCTGGATCGGGCGCCAGGTCTGATCAGCAGACCGGCGAGCTGGCCGGTGTGATGATAACCCTGACTGTCCGGGCGTCGATCGGCGCTGCCATGATAAAGGCGCGGCAGACTGTGTCGGCGCTGCCGGTTTGGGTCGCCACGAGAGGGCGTACCCGCCCCCGTCGCGGATGCGAGGCATAGGCCGGTTCAAGCATCGCCGCAACGATCTCGACGACCGCCAGAAGCGCGTCGAGCCTGTCCGTTCGGCCTTCGATCATGGCGCCTTCTATGGCGTAGCCGCCCCGCGCGTCCCGGCCGCCGATGCGCGCAGTCACATCCTGAAGTGTCAGCTTGCAGACCGAGGCCATGTCGGGGATTTCCGGGTCGCGACCACAGGCGATCAACGGGGTCCCGACCGCTTTTGCATCGACCGCGAATGCGGCACGCTGCCATGCCGCGTCGATCGACGTGTAGCTTCTTGCGCCGAATGTCGGTGGCTGCGACTGTGCGGCGCTCTCGGTAGCACCGATGATCAGTATCGCGAAAAGGACCGCTGGGAACCACATAGAGACCTGCCAGAAACTGTAAAGTTAGCGCCGGGCGCCGTTGTGAATAGATATGGCGCAAGTCATTGACGCGACAAGGCGAAAGGCCCGCACCCCATCGACCACCGGTGTCCGGAGGTATTTTGGTGGCCGGCTCTCGTCCTGGCCCCGGAAAGAGGCCCCTTCCGACCAGCCCCGTTCGCCCCAGACGTTCGGTTTTTCAACGGCTTGAACGATCCTGGAAGGGTTCTCAAAGGCTGCAGCGATCACGGCCATCACTGCAATTTCATGTGTCCGAAAACCGTGCTACTGCAGTTTCAAGTGTCTAGACGGGCCGCCCGATTAGACAGCCGATCCGACCGCCAGACGAGCGCCAAGCCATTGAATGTCCTGCCATACCCGCAGAATTCCGTCAGCGCCCGCCCGATCCCGGCTTACTGCAGGTTCATGTGTCC